GCGACTTCATGCACGACACATTAGGTGACCCGGTAGAGGGATATATCGCCTATAAGGTTGGGCTTGAGTGGGTGCCGGGTAAGCGTTCGCCCCAGTACATGAAGATGCTGAAGCAACACACGCTTGACCTCCGGGTAACTGGATTACTTGAGGCTGTCTCTAAGGATGGCGAGAAGTTGGGGAGAGTTGGAGCTTTCATCTGCCTCTGGGGTGACGGAATCACCAAAGTGGGCGCAGGTAAGTTGACCCATAAGCAAGCAACACAGCTTTGGGAGACGCACCAGAAGGGACACGAGCTGTTCCACCCTATTATTGAGGTGAGGTACAAGTCTGACGGTTCTTATGAGAAGCCTCGAGAACCTACGTTTCAGAACTTCAGGTACGACAAAGACGAGTACGACTTAACATTCAAGGAAACAGATAAGCTATAGGTGTACAATGGTTTGGGAACGGGCATGGGTAAAGACAGCGAAGAACCTCCCGGTAGGTGACAAGCTCCGCATTAAATGCTGTGGGCTGGACAATAGCAGGACAATAACCCATAAGGTAGATTGTTACCTGACAGATTGTTTCCGCTGTAAGGAGAGCGCGGTCGAGAGAAAGACTGCCTTGGCTGTTCTTAAATCGCAGGCCGATGTGGAGCACTTCAAGAAGAAGGTGAAGGATAAGAAGCTCCGACTGACAGAAACCCTCGACTCGAAGGCAATAGCGTGGCTGTTACTTGCGGATATAAAGCCACACTTGTGGAGTAAGTATTCGATTAAGCAATGCCTCGATACGGGGATGGTGTTCCTGCCTATACCGATTAATAAAAGATATAACGGATTCATACTACGTAATGTGTATGGTAAGAAACCAAAGTATATATCAGATATTAAGATGAGCTTTGCGGCACTCGGTACAGGTGACCCAGTGGTAGTGGTCGAGGATTACTTATCCGCGATTCGAATACACGAGGATGCAGGGTACGCAGTCGTGTGTGCCATGGGAACAGGTACACCTGCCGAGACCAAGCTGCACATAATGAATAACCACAAACACGTTATTGTGTGGACTGATTCAGACAAGGCCGGACGAGAGGCGGATACTGCTTGGAGTAAAGAGCTTTCTGCCTTGGGTATACGAGTTGATTCGGTTGTTACAGAACAAGACCCTAAGCTGCTATCGCGCAGAGAAATAATAAATGTATTGGAGAGTATAGATGTGGGAACATAGCCTTATAAGGACAATGTGTGAGCGGCCATACTTCCAGCAGTACAGCACAGTGGTGCGTAATGTTGCAGATGGTCTATCGAATACGACGAAGGATGCACTGAACTGCATCCGGCGGTACTTCAAGGACAACCCGGCCAAGAGTCACGTCGAGGTTGGCGGCATCCTTCCACACATCAAGACTATCCAGATGCAGGGCGCAGATGATGATGAGCAGAAGAGGCTAAGCCTTGTATGTGAACTACTAGCCCGGGTGCTTACGCATAATTTGTCTCGGGAAGAGATGGCCGATGTTAAGAATCAGTTGGCCAGCCTTCAGTTGGCTGGTGGTGTTCAGTCTATACTCATGAAGTATAACAGCGGAGACCTTGAGGATGACTTAGGTAACTCGCTGGCAGAGCAGGTAGAGAACTACAATGCCATGGCCGACGTAGACAACGCATATATCTCGGTGAAGAAAAGCGTGGAGCAAATCCTTCAGGAGAACGACCCGGACAACGGTCTTACGTACCCACTTAAGGGGCTGAATGATAACCTACAAAATGCAAGGCCGGGAGACTTCATTGTCATCGCCGCGCCGAACAACGTAGGTAAGACAGCCCTCGCCATGCAGTTCGCTACACATTTTGGTAGCCAGCTTCCACACGGCGGTAAGGTTATGTACCTGAACAACGAAGGAACCGGCGACCATATTGTACTCCGGCTTCGTCAGATAATGCTAAACAAAACAATCCCCGAACTCGATGAGATGGTGGATAGGGGCGAGAGCATTGAAGATGCGTACAAGAAAGAGATACGTGGGGACAGCGATAAGATAGAGGTGGTCGATATTCACGGTTGCTCTATCGCGCACATCAAGCAGATATACAAGAAGTACCGCCCAGATGTGGTGGTTATTGATATGCTGGATGCCGTCGGTGGATTCCAAGAGGCTGCCCGGGAGGACATTAAGTTCAAGCAACTGTACGGATGGTTCCGGGCACAAGCAGCTAACCCACAACATAGGCTCATCTGCGTTGGTACAACTCAGGTAAGCTCCGATGGGTTCGACTATGCGTATGTGCCTAAGCACTGCTTGGAGTCTAGTAAGACGGCGAAGCAGAGCCAGACAGACGTGCTGATTCATATCAATGAAGACAGCGACAATCCTAACCTCCGCTATGTATGGGTTCCGAGAGCCAAGCGCAGACGCACAGGTCAGGGGGAAGGCTCCAGCAAGTTTCAGGCAAGCATTAACCGGAACACTGGGGCGTATGTTGACGCATCAACCAAGAAGGAGAGTAATCATGAGACCAAGTAAGACAGACATTATTGAATACTACGGGTACTACATCAACACCACCCGGACTATCAGAGCAATGCGAGCGGACGGATTCTCCTTCAGTGATGGGCACGTTCGAGAAACAATTCGCGAACTTGAGGAACAGAACCCCTCATCGCGGACAGCTACACAGCAACAACGGAAGAGAGTATAATGGAACAGCATCACAGTTTACAACACTACCTTGATTTTCTTGAGGTATTCAACGACGTGAAGAGGTTCAAGTCCAATAAGGACGTGGCTACATTCTTGGGTGTAACTTCTGAGGCGGTTAAGAGTAAGGCCAAGAGGTACCGCTCACTGCGCCGTAGTAACCCAGAGCTGGGTCTACCACCAATCGTAGACCGCCGCAATGTAGAAGAAGATGGTACGTACCCGTTACTTGATGAGTCTCTTGGTGTAGTCAGGGACTCATGTATTGATTACAGGAAGATTCAGGGCAACAAGAAATACGTTATCACCTCAGCCCAGTATGGTGCCAAGGTAAACGCTCTGTTCCTCCGCAGCCTAAAGCTGTACTGCAAGGAGAACAACGCAGAGCTGATTGTTCTCCCGATTAAATACGGTAGTATGTTCGAGCCTATGGGTACCGAGCTGGATGGTCTGGTATGCTACAAGAGCCTAAGACTAAACAACAGTATTGGTTTTAATGTAACTCACCTTAGACCTACGCTTATGAACCCGCTCTCCGGTATGGAGAAGTTTGGGTACGACTTGGGTCAGGTATTCGCCTCACCTAAAGTAGCGTTTAAGACGGTTGCAACGTCAAGCCCGGACAGACATAAGCCCATTATGACAACAGGCTCTGTGACTTACCCCTACTACCAACTGAGTAAGACCGGCGCGGTTGCAGAGCGCGACCATAAGTTTGGTGCTGTGGTTGTTGACATCAAGGACGACAAACGGTACCACTTCCGGCACCTTATATCTCCGGATGGTAACTCATTCAGTGACGCGGCCACCATGCGGGAGTATACCCCAACTGGCGCGTATGCTATTGAAGGCGTATCAGCTGTGGTACCGGGAGACTGGCACACAGGGCAGACATGCCCTGCGGTTAAGGAAGCCACATTCACCCGGGAAGATTCTATTGTTAAGGAAACGAACCCGGAATATTTGGTGATGCACGATTTCTTTGACGGGTATTCTATCAGTCACCACACAGCTAAGGATGCAACCATCCGGGCACGTATGGCTGAGAGGGGTATGGATATTCTTGGGTCAGAGCTTGCTCTTAATGCAGATGAGGTTCGTGATTTACTGAATCACATGCCGGACAGGGCAAAGATGTTTATGGTGGCATCAAACCATAACGACCACCTTGACCGGTATCTAGCTGAGACCCGGTACACAGATGAGCCGAGGAACACCGCCTTGGGAGCGAAGCTACACTCAGCCTCCATATCCTCCGGGCTGACAGCGTTCCGTTATTTTATACAAAGTGTCTTGACAAACGAGCAGAACTCGCGTATACTGTGGGGAGGACGTAATCAGGAATTTACCATTGAGGGTATTGAATGCAGTATGCATGGGGATGTAGGTGCCAACGGCGCACGCGGTAACCCCAAGATGTACGACAAGTTCTGCCATGGTAGTGTTGTGGGTCACTCCCACAGCCCTAGTATAGAGGGTAACAACTACACAGCAGGTACAAGTACCAAGCTGATTCTGCCTTACACTAAGGGGCTATCCTCTTGGCTTAACACACACGCTGTAATCTTTCCGACCGGGCAGGTACAGCTTATAAACATAATCGACGGGGAGTGGAAATGAGATACCAAGCTATCGATTTGGAAGTAGAAAACAACAACTACTTCGGCAGGTTCGCAAGCCCGTTCCACCCGGATAACTGGGTGGTTGCTTTGGGGTGGAAGAACCAAGGAGATAAGCAGTGTTCTTGGGACTACATGCCCACACAAGATAGCAAGGATAACTGGAGTATACCTGAAGATGTGGATGTTCTTGTGGGGCACAATTTACGATTCGATTTGCAGTGGCTTTGGAAGCGTGAGGAGTTGCAGAACTTCATCCGTCGAGGAGGTAGAGTCTGGTGTACACAGTACGCCGAGTACCTTCTTGAAGGTCATGACACAGACTATCATATGGTCAGTCTTGAGGATACCTCTAAAAGATATGGTGGTACCGCAAAGCTGGATGTGTGTAAGGTTATGTGGAACAACGGAATGCTTACATCACAAATACCACAGCACCTCCTCGAAGATTACCTCGTAGGTGATGAGCGTGAAGGGCGCAATGCAGGTGACGTAGGTAACACGGAGATTGTATACCTTGCCCAGTTGAAGCGTGCCGAGGAAGCAGGTATGCTGGGCATCATAACCGCTCGTATGGATGGCTACCTTGCCACCCTAGAGATGGAGATGAATGGCGTACACGTAGATGTGGACACGGCCATGGAAGATATGGCGGAGCTTCAGGAAGAGTGTGATGGTATCGTAGAAAAACTAAAGGCCGGTCTACCGGATGACTTCCCCGAAGAGGCGGAGTTCAACTTTGGTTCATCGCCACAGTTGAGTGCGTTCTTGTTCGGTGGACATGTTCGATATGAATGGTCTGAGTATTACATGGATGAAGAAGGTAACTGGGCGCGAACGCAGGTTGATGTAAAGCACCTGTACGTAGATGGTAATAAAGTTCCGATGGATTCCATGAAACCAGAAGAGATACTCAAGGCCGACAGGTTTAAGTCCGGCTCTAAGAAGGGTATGATTAAGAACTGCAATGTAAAGCTACCGCAGGGTGACTTAAAGAAACGCAGGCAGTCTCAGATAGTAAAGTTCCCGCAATACATCAAGCCTCTGGCTGAGTGGAAGGGGACGAGAGAAGACGCTATTGGTATGCCTGTGTATTCCACAGCGTCGAGTATTTTTGATTTGCTTGAAGACCACAAGAACAAGTATGTCTCTATGCTGGCTAGATATAAAAAGATTACCAAGAGCTTGAGTTCGTTCTACATTAGTGAAGACCCGAAGACGGGCGTGAAGACAGGTATGCTTACCTTCGTGAAGCCAGAGGACAGCACCATTAACCACCACATTAACCACACTTCCACGAAGACTGGGAGGAATTCGGCGAAGGAGCCTAACCTACAGCAGACACCAAGGCCATCGACGGCACCAGTGAAGCGCATGTTTTGCTCTCGGTACCCCGGAGGTATGATGGGTGAGGTAGACTACTCACAGCTAGAGGTTGTGATTCAGGGATTCCTGAGTGGTGATGAGAACTTGATTAGAGATTTACGCGCGGGTGTAGACTTCCACGTAAAGCGTGTGGCATTCAAACACCACAAGAGCTACGAAGAAGTTTATCCTAAGTGTAAGGATGAGTCTCACCCGGAGTATGAATTCTGGAGCAAAGAGAGAACATCTTGTAAGGTGTACTCATTCCAGTCTCAGTACGGCGCGGGTGCATCCACCATTGCCATCTCTTCCGGGATGGAAGAAGCAGAGGTTAAAAGGATTATGGATACTGAAGCCAAAGAATACGCGAAGGCAGCTCAGTATTCAGAAGATGTGATAGCCCACCTGAAGAAGACGGGCAAACCACATAAGGTAGAGTTCGCTAACGGCGGCTCTATGTACATCCAGAAGGGCTACTGGAGAACACCAACAAACACGCGCTACTGTTTCAGAACAGAGCGGGCACCAAAGTGGCTGCAGGACAGGGGAGTTGACCAGTCATTCAAACCGACACAGGTTAAGAACTATCCTACCCAAGGTACCGGCGGTGAGATAATGCAGGTAATGCTTGGGGTATTGTTCCGCAAGATGGTTGCAAAAGGTTGGTGGTCTGCGGAGTACGCAAAAGGAAATGTGGTACCGCTTCTAATCAATACCGTACACGACTGTGTATGGAACGACAGCCCCAGAGAGCTGGCTGAAGAAGCTCTCAAGTTTATCGCCAACGTATTAGGCGATGTAAAGAATACCTACATGGAAAAATTCGGAGTGGATACCATTGTCGATTTCCCTGTAGATGCAGAAATGGGCACAGATATGTGCAACATGCACCATATAGATAACTAGGAGATACACATGAGTGACGATAAAACAAAAAAGTTTGACCTAAATACGCTTATCCAAGATGCGGATGAGAAAGCGTGGGTAGAGCAGCTTGAATCCACAGTTGGCGGTGATTTTGCTCCAGCCCCTGAAGGTCTCGCACTTGCCCGCATTACAGGATATGTTGATTTGGGTAAGCACAAAAACTCTAAGGGTAAACTGAAAGACCAAGCCATGCTTACTCTGGCCTTGTTCGACCCAGACCAGGAGAAGCCTAAGGGCTACACCAACGAGAAAGAAGGCGACGACGGAGAGAAGGTTATTACAGGCACACCGCTGACTGTGAACCTGCCGGCCAAGTCTGCTAACAGTAAATCTCACATGCACAAGATGTTCAACAAGATTGCGAAGGCACTTGAGCTTGACGTTGAAGATGGTATCATTACACCATCACAGTTCCTTGGCAAGGACATCGCGGTGCAGGTAGTGCATAACGTGGTAAAGGGAGAGAACGGCCAGAAGGATAAGACATACGCCAACATCCGAGATGCGGATGGCGAGATGACTATCCGCGCACCTTACTTCCTAGACCGTGAAGGCGCAGTGGATAAGGACAGCCCCATGAATGTTCCTAAGAACGCACATGTGGACTACAAGATTTTCCTCTGGGAAGCACCTATTAAATCCCACTGGATGTCTCTGTTCATCGACGGCGAGCGAGAAGTAACCGGCGAAGATGGCAAGACAAAGAGCGTGAGCAAGAACTGGATTCAGGAGAAAATCCGCAGTGCTGAGAACTTCAGCGACAGTCCTCTCGAAGCTATGCTCTCGGCTCAGGGTAGCTCATCTAAGCAGCTCCCTAAAGCCAAGGATAACAAGGTGGAAGAGAAGAGAGAAGAAGAGCCTGAAGAGCAGGACGAAGAATCCACAAGTGATTCCGCGTCTACCGGAGACAAAGATGCGCTCGCCTCAGAGATTGAAAGCTTGAATGCTGCCGTTGAAGCACTGAAATCTTCCGGCATGGAAGAGCAGACTAAGGGTATGCAGAAAGAACTCGATGAAAAGAAAGCTAAACTGGAGAAGTTGAATGGCTAATTTAGACCAGCTACTTCGCGGGGTCAAGGACGGGGCAGGTATATCTTGCCCCACCCATCCCAAGAAGAAGGCGGGGCGTATTGCACATATTGACGGCGACTACATTGCCTACATTGTGAGTGCTGACCGCAAGGATGAAGAACCAACAACAATGGCAGGAGCTAAGAAACACCTCGAGGAGTTTATCGATAACATACTCGATTTCTCTGGCGCGGTGGACTACAAGATTCACTTGTCTCAAGGCAAGAGCGGGCGGGTAGAGCAAGCTCGACTCAAGGAATACCAAGCAAACCGGAGAGACAAAGAGACACCACCTTTATTGGGCGCGATACGTGACTACATTGCAGAGTCACTTAACTGTGTGTATGTCGACGGTATGGAGGCTGATGATACCATCGCCCACTACATGTACCGTGAGGCAGAGAATGACCCTGTGTGTATCTCGGGTGACAAAGACCTAATGATGATTCCCGGGCTACACCTGAACTGGTCTACGCTAGTTATGGAGCGGGTCACATTTGAGGGCAAACTCTGGATGGAGCGTTACACTACCGAAGGTGGCAATAAAGTACAGAAGCTGCGAGGTAATGGGGGTTTGTTCTTTATAGCCCAGATGCTTATGGGCGACGCTGCCGATAACATCAGTGGATTGCCTCTGTGCCACGGGTCTTTGCTGAACCAAGTGGCTAAAACAAAAGCGGTTATCGCGGCTCTTGAAGTTCTTGAAGACGATAAATCCACAGAGGCGCAGCTTAAAAAAGCAGAGAAGGTTCTAGTGGAGCGCAAGCCTAAGAAGTGCGGCGAGGTTCTAACCTTCAAACTATTGGAGGGTCTCAGTCTACAAGAGGCAGTACATCGTGTTGTGTTATTGTATGCCCTGTACGGGAACTTCATTGGTTTCCGGGACTACGACGACAACCCAATCGACTTTGGTGAAGCATTCGACAGTGAAGCAAAGCTTCTGTACATGCGCCATAACTTAAAGGAATATGATTTCCAAGAATTTCTGAGGGCTGCAAAACATGGACAAGGGACGGAAACTTTTACAAGACCAAGCGACGAAGCTCCGAACAGTAGAACTTAAAGGTATACGGGATGAGCTTCTGGAACAGCAGGATTACCGCTGCGCTATATGCAACATACACTTGATGGACAACCCCGGTAATGCAGTGTTAGACCACTGCCATACGACAGGGTTCATAAGGGACGTGTTGTGTAGGAACTGTAACAGGGGTGAGGGTAAGGTAAAGACCCAAGCTACTGTATGCAAGCGAGAGGGTGACCTGATAGGTTGGCTTGCCCAGCTGGTATCTTACTGGCATAGGCATAAAGAACCCAAAACAAATTGGATTCACCCTACCCACAAGACTGAAGAAGATAAGAGAAAACGTAGAAACAAACAGGCGCGAGAGCGTAGGAAGGCCAAGAAATGAAATTCACTTTCCCATTTGTATGTACAGAACCTGATGGTGACGGGAGCCGCATGACTCATGATATGATTTCTATTCATGTGCGCCCGGACTCTACAGCCCGGTACATTAAGAAAGCTATACGTAAGGTTATTAAGCAGGAGTATGGAATCGTGCTATCATCTGAGGAATCTCAGGTATATTACGACGCAGGTAATTCCGTGGTGCGAACATCAAACGAAGCTGAGAAGAACGCCAGTACGGACAACATCAAACTCGGCGAAGATGATATGCGGAAATTCATCTCGCGAAGACAAGCAATAGCATCGGAACGCCTCAAGAAGGAGAAGTAGTATGGAAGAACTTATGCACAAACAAACAAGGGCAGAACGAGAGATGCTCATTACGGGTGCAGAGAATTACTACAGAAGACTTGACAATGCTGAAGAGCAGGGTCGAGGTGAAGACACAAGCTATGCACGCACCGCAATATCTCAGTTACTGGAACCAGTGGCCGAGCAGTTGGTGTATGACATGGAGCAGGCCGCCGAAGCCAAGAGACCACCAGTAGCACACAAGGTATTGTCCCGGGTAGGTTGTGATACGGCTGCGGCCATCGGGTTACGTACACTATTCAACGCCTTGACTCGCAAGAGTCACGGGAGTAACGACGTGACCAGAACATCTGCGGCCAGTGAGGTTGGTAGAGCTGTGCAGTTAGAGCTGAAGACCCGCGCTTTAATCAAAGATGACAAAAAATATATGAATCAAGTCATCAAGCAGTGGAAGCGTAGGGGTAGCAGTGACGTACAGTATCGGATGAATGTGGTAAACAGGCTACTCAAGCTAAAGGAGATACCTTGGCAAGAGTGGTCACCACAGGTAAAGGTACATGTTGGTGCCAGTATATTACATGCGGTGCTTGAGAGTACAGATATGTTTGAGCTTGTTCAAATAAACAAGAACAACAAAAGCAAGAATATGTCAACGCTACGCCTCACAGAGCAGGCAGTTGAGTGGATTGATAAACACCAAGACTTCATGGCTCTCCTGCAGCCTCAGTATAGGCCAATGCTTGTACCTCCTCGGGACTGGAGTAAGACCCGAAAACCTTACGTCACTGAACTGGTCAACAGCACACTAGCGTTTGTGCGTACCCGGTACAATAAAGTCAAGGTCAAGCCTGAGGAAGTTCCAGACGCGATGTATAAGGCAGTAAGTATCATCCAATCAACAGCATGGCAGATAGAGCCCGCGGTTCTCGAACTAGCTCAGAACCTGTTGAAGATGAAGCATACAAGTCTGGTACCAGAGGCGGGTAATGATGTCCCACCGGAGTTCGAGTTCCGCGGTGTATCAAAGAAAGATATGTCGGAGTATCAGGAGCAGGCTCTGAAGGAGTGGAAGATTACCGCGCGTATGATTCACGACAAGAATGTGAGCGTGCGCTCTAACAGAATCAGGTTTAACCAGACGAATAAACTTGCTGGGGAGTATTTAGAAAATGTTATATACTTTCCGCATAATGTGGATTCTCGCGGACGTGTCTACCCTATACCTACGGTGCTTAATCCACAGGGAGATGATTTATCTAAGGGGGTTCTTCGATTCGCCAAGGCGGAAGTTCTAACAGAGCGCGGGGTACATCACCTTAGACTACAGCTTGCAAATAAGTTTGGGATTGATAAGGAATCCCACAAGGACAGGCTTGACTGGGTTCATGCCCACGAGGTAGATATTGTAAGACTCGCAGAGAATCCGCTGGATAACCTAGACTTTCTGGAAGAGTCGGATAGTCCTTATCAGTTCTTTGCTGCGTGTGTAAACTATGCCAAGTGGTACCGGAATCCCTCGGCACCTAACCATGCGCGGGTAAACAAGGACGGCTCCTGTAATGGGCTACAGCATTTCGCCGCCATGACTCTGGATGCGGACATGGGCAAGTCAGTGAATCTTATGCCCGCCGATGCAGATGATAAGCCACAGTCTGTTTACAAGGTTGTGGCCGAAGAGGTAAAACGACTGACCCAAGAATCAAACGAGCCTGTGGCGCGGCAATGGGAAAGATACTGGAAGAAGTACAACGCTAGTGAGGTCGACTACAAAGCAATGAAGCGGCCAGTGATGACCCTCCCGTATAGCGCGACGGCTTATTCCCGCCGGGAGTACATTCAGGAGTACCTCGCCGGGAACAACGGGTCAGAGTTCTTCGGAGATTCTTTCACGGAGGCCGTGTCTTTTATGGTTGATGTCGTGACCCAAGCAATGCACAACCGAATATCTGGTGCTATGCAAGTTCTTGAGTGGCTGAAGAATTGTGGTAAGTTGTTCTTGTCTGGGCATAATGTACTCGAATGGAAGAACCTTTATGGGTTCCCGGTACGTACATACAAACCGGATATGCGGGCATGTACTGTGTACGTGCAGTATCTCGGGAAACAGATAAAGTATCGTATGCGACTGCCTAAAGACACCACGAATGTACAGCAATGTCTGTTCGCGGTGGCACCAAACTTTGTACACAGTATGGATGCCCAGCATTTGCTTATGGTATGCAACCATTTGCGACGCAAGGTTCCGGTACATGTGGTACATGATGATGTGGGATGCCCTGCCAACCAGGGTGACGTATTGAACGACGTTATACGAGCCTATTTCTGTGCTTTGTATGAGGTGAATCCTGTGGAGAGCTTCCAAAAGGAGCTTGATATTGAGGAACCCCTTGAAAAAGTTGGTACTCTTGACCTTAATAATGTTATGGACGCGCGGTATTTCTTTGATTAAACCACCCGTAGTAGGAATGTTTAATAATAAAGAGTCCGCACGGCGGATTAACAAAACAAGATTAGGATGACACAATGGGTTTTTTCAAAGATTTATTTAACACGGTTACTTTAGGATTGTTTCAGGATTTACCCGAACCGCCTAAACCGAGGCGGCCTGCACCCGCACCAAAGCGAGAGCAGCGTGTTGGAGAGGACGACATCAGTGTAGGCGAAGCGGATACTACTAGAGGTTCCAAACCTGTTGCAGGCTCCCGGTCTACTCGGAAGGGTAACTTCCTCTCTGTACTTAACACCGCACAAGAAAATGAAATAGGTCTTGGCCTATAAACGGAGGCTCGCATGAAGCACGATAAAACAATTAAAGGCGAATTCGATAGTCTCCAGTCCAAGCGTAAGCCTTACGAAGAAGTGTGGGATGTGAGCGCACAATACACATTACGTGAGCTTTATCTTCCAGACGAGCTTAGAGACAAGTGGCACAATGACCCGTCAGATATGGTAGAGGGAGATTCTATTGGTGCTGACGTGACAAATAACTTTTTGTCTGTACTGCAGAGGACTGCGTTTCCACCTACCCAACCGTTTGTGGTTCCAGAGCCTAAGCCAGGAAGTGAATTATCTGCGCTATCTCCGGAGCAACAAACCCTCATTTGCTTGAAGGCCGGGCAGGAGGCTACGCAGAAGCTAAGGCAGCGCGGATTGACCGTAGCTCTGACATACTTGATTGGCCGGTTTGTTATGATGGGTAATGTGTGCTGGACTCAACCAAAGGACGACAAAGAAAAGATTGAAGTCTATGAGCTTAATGATGTTGTTGCGCAGCGAGACAACCGTGGCGCAGTAATTAAAGTTATCCTCAAGGACAAGATGCCAAAGGAACATTTACCTTCGGACATCAAAGAGCAGATAGATAAGGATTTCGAGATAAGCTCACGTAAGAGTGTAACCTTGTATACGATGGCAAGAAGATTACCTAACGGTAAGTTTGAAATAAAGCAGGCTGTGGACGAGAAAGAGATAGACACTGGGGATAACTTCTATACCCCAATGGAGTCAGAGATTCAGTTCGCATCACTGTACACATCACGAGGTCGTAACTACGGCGTGGGTGTGGCCTACCGGTACCTGAAATGGTTACATGCCGCGAACATCTTTGCCGATGCGAAGAATGATGTGGCTGCTATGGGTTCCATGGTGAACTGGGGTGTAAGCCCTGCTTCCGCTGTGAGACCGGAAGACTTTGCAAGTAGAGAGCAGGGTCAAGCATTTAGTTTAAGGGATGGGGAGATATTCCCCATCGTACCGGATGTTGGGCAGCAGATGCAATTCGCTGCAAACTCTTACGCAGAAGTAGAGCAACGTCTACAGAGAGCCTTTCTTATGTTCACCGCAGTACAGCGTGATGCAGAAAGGGTTACGGCAGCCGAGATTAGAGCAGTACAACGCTCACTCGAAGATGCACACAGCGGGCTTTACGCCCAGCTTGCTGAAGAAATTCAGCGTCCACTGGCTCACTATGGTTTATCACTTATTGACAACGAGGAAATAAAACCGTATGTCAAGGATATGGTGATTAACTTGGTTGCTGCGAATGAGGCACTTGGTCAGAATGCTGACTTGAGTAACCTCCTATCCTCTCTTAATGGTGTTACTGTTATGAATAACATCCCACCAGAGATAGCACAGACACTGCGGAAGACCAACATATTTAACACTATCTTCGCCGCTAATAATGTTGACCCAGAGAAATACATTAAGAGTGAGGAAGAACAACAAGCAGAGCGAGAAGCTGCTGCCCAGGCTGAACAAGCCCAGCAACCAGCACAAGTACAACAGACACAGCAGTTCACCCCGAACGATGAGCTGTCTGAGGTACTGAAGCCACCTCTCATATAAAGGATATTTTTATGTCGCAAGAATCAGATGCAAAAGTAGAAACTAATACACCAAGCCCTGAGGCTTCCTCGGAGAATAGTGGAGCACAGACTCCTACTCCGGAGCAGTCTAGTGGTGAACTTAAACAAGAGGGTAATGAAACCCCTAATAACTTTACCTCTTCACGTCAAGAGGTTGGTAACAAGCAGAAACCACAGGCCGCACCCCGGGATGATAGACCTACACCAGAGGCACAAGCCCAGGAGTCAGGTGATACTGATGCAGCACAAGCAAATAGTAAACCAGAAAACTCTAAAGAAGAAACAAAGAGCACTGAAGACCTTGGGTGGTCAGATATTAAAGATATGTTTTCTTCAGAAGTAAACCTGTTTACAGAGCTGGGTATCGGCGAGTCGCTGGTAGCCGATGCTATGGACGGGCAGGGTAATCTGGATGTTTCTAAGTTAGGTGAGTTGGCTCCACGTGATGCCGCAGTTGTAAAGACAGCAGCAGAAAACATGTATCGCCAACGTATCCAACAAGGCAAAGAGATTCGACAGTCTTATGAAGAAGCTGTCGGTGGTGCCAGTCACTATAAAGCTATGGCTGATTGGGCTAAAGAGCAGACCAAATCCAACCCGGATGGGGAGCTGACTCAATACATGAACGAAGTTGGTGAGCTTCTAGCCAATGGAGGCCACGCGGCTAAGGCTGTTGTGAGAGAACTGTACGGACGCTTCCGCGACGCAGCGGGGACGAATGTACACGCACGTATCGCTCGAGCTGCTGAGACAGCAGACCACGGTGATACCCCTCTTACTGCACAAGGCCGCAGAGATGTACTTCAAGAGACTTTGAGGAAACACGGCGGTGGTACAGTTCAGAAGGGTCAGCCTTCTAACCGCCTAAAACAACTTAAAGGCTACTAGAATTTAGGTAAGCCAATACACAAATAATACTATAAGGAAATATATAAATGACCCTAGCAATTACTGAACAACAACGCGCAGACTTGGTACCTATGCTTACTGGCGAGGTTCTCCACGCCTTTCAAGAAGAGTCCCAGGTATCTTATCTGTTCACACCATCAATCCTTCAAGGCACAGACACCATGATTGACCGTGTTGTAACTCAAGCCAAGCCGGTTACTATCGACTGGACTGAGCGACACAAATCTGCTCAACAAGCAGCCGTAGGTACAATCACCTATGAACTGGAGAAATCTGGTTACCTTCGTCACGAAGAGAAAAACATTAGTAAGCTTATTCAGGACGTTGACGTTCTGATGGAGATGGCTCGCGAACACGGCACAGCTGTTGCCCTGCTTTACGATACAGTTATCTTCCTCCAGCTTCTTAAAGCCTCACGCGCGGCTGCTATGACAGCTGCCGGCGGTAGTGTTGATGCTGATGTCGACCTTGACACGGTAATCCAAGAAGGTGGTGTTGCTGGCTTTGATGCTACTAACGACGAACTTGATGTCGTTGAAGTTGTCAAGAAAATCAGCCTGATGATTACTTACCAGAAACAACGCCGTCGCCTACCTAAAGGTGATTCGTTCCTATTGGTATCACTTGGCCTGTATGATGTTCTTCTGGAAGACGACAAGCTCGTCAGCACAGATTTCTCATCTGGTAACGGTGACGTGTCTCGTAACGAGCTGCGTGTAATCAAGAACATCCCTATCCTACCAGTGGATATGTTCCAATACCTCAACGACGGTAAGGCAGCCGCAGCAGTATCATCTGTGAGCGCAGCCACGATTGACGAACAAGACAAGGCCGCACGCGCTATCCTGTTCTCAAATCAATCTATCCGCGTATTTGAGGCTATGCAGCCTACTTTCGACATGTTCTACGTCGAAGGCGATAAGATGAATTACATCGATACTCAGTATTTCTTCAATGCTGGTATCCGCCGACAAGACCATGTCGCTGCTCTGTATCTGTTTGAAGTATTCAATGCTACACCTAGTGCAGACCAGATTGACTCAGCCCGTATTAACATTACGGCCACTGAAGTTATCTAAACAATAGAGGGGCGGGGAGCAATCCCCGCCTCATCTTTTATTATTATGAGGGTAAACCATGAACACAAAATTACTAGATATTCTTAACGCCTGCTTTGATGCACTAGGCGAAGACCAAATTTCAAGTCTTGACGATGGTCACCCTGAATACGCAAACGTGAACAATATTATAAGCCGAGAGCGCAAACGGTTACTGGGTAAGGGTTGGTATTTTAACAAACAGAAGAGAACCTTTTTCCCCAACGTGCAAGGAAAGATTTTACTACCAGACAATATACTAGATATAGAACCAGTCAAGGAGACTGTTGGTATCTACTCGGATTTGGGCGGTACCTTGTATAACAACGAAGACGACACAAACATTTTCGAAGAGCAGGTAGAGCTTTATGTGGTTCTGGACTACCCGGAACTCAACATACCGTTCCTTGCTTTGGATTATCTGAGCTCGATTTGCCAAGTGGAAGCTATGAGACGTGCCGATATTACAGGTATGCCACTTGAGTCCAAACTACGAGCCATGGAATTTGCAGGTCGTAAGCTATTGGAGCAAGACCTGAGAAGCAAAGACCTAAACATGAACAACACAGCTATGCGGAGACAGCTTGGTACACGAACAGTACACGGCGCTCCCATTCACAGATATAAAAACTCTAAGTACAGGGGCTAATTATGAGTTCAGTATTCAGTAAGTCTATGGGTAAACCCATACAGGGCGTAAGCCAACAAGACCCTACCTTACGTATAGACGGGCAGGCGAATGAACAGCTCAACGTTATACCAGACCCTGTTGATGGGGCAGCCCGTCGTGTACCAACACATTTCAAATACTTGGTTGACCAGTATGACCACTACGCTGCGTTTACAGACGCGGGCGGCGAGAAGATACTGATGGTTGACTCTGGTAAGGTAGACTTATACGATGTTATTGCAGACGCTGTTCGCTCTGTGACTGTATCAGCACCCGCTCTGGCTTACTTGAACGATAACATGTCAACCAGTATGTACAGCCTCCGGGCTGCTGCATTGGAAGATGATACCTATATCACTAACCCATCCGTTACGGTGGAGGAAGATACCTCCGCTGTGTTCGCTGATAGGGTAGACGATGTGGCCATGCTGTACTGCCTTGGTGGTGACTATGGCGTTACCTATACTGTCGATGTGGTTATTGAGGAGATTGCTACTGGTACGGAAACAACGCTTACAGCAACATACACCACACCAGATGGTGGGTCTTCTGCAGATAGTGGAAAGATTACCAGTGTTAATATCATAACAGAGCTTGATGCTGCTTGGAGCGCGTCCCTGACAGGTAAACTTGTCACAACCCGCAAAGATGACCACCTTCTAATTGAGGTAGACTCGGACTACGAGTTGAAGAACTTTATTGTGAACGACGGTTACGGCGGAGACTCGCTGTTAGGTA